GGACAGGTAAATCTGCAGCGCAAGCACAACGGTCGATCGTTATGCTTCTGCAGGGTGATGACAATTTACTTCGACACCTCGAACAAGTTGAGTTTCCTTGGCAACAAGGAATGGCAAGTTTGGGGTTTGATAGCGAGGCTGTTTATAGAGATAGATTGGAGACAGTTGAATTCTGTTCGAATCGGCTTTATCGCACCGATAGAGGGTATTTGTTTGGTCCAAAACCTGGTAAAGTTTTGGCTAAATTTGGTTATATAGTTTGTCCACCTGTGGGCGTTTCACATCTGCGTTTGATGCGGGGTGTCGCCTTAGGTTTGAGATATAATTGTAACTTTATACCACCTATTCGTTGCGTTATTGACCGAATATTACATTTAACCGCGGGCGTGAAAGCCTTCTATCAACGCGGTTACATGGATCATGTTGTGAAAGTGAAAGGCCTTTATGAGGCAACAGATGATGTGAAGGTAGCTCTTTACGATCAGTATTATTGGGATAATCACATGCAAAAGGATTTCGAACAAACAGTTTCGGAGTTAACTTTTGGCATGGCGTATCATGATTCCTTTGCTGACCTTCTCTTTGATAGAGACACTTCTGCTCCTCAACGTATTTTTAACGTTGCGCCTTACAATTAAACGTGATAGATGATGTACGATTAATCACCGTACCGTCCTTGGGACATTTAATCCCAAGCTTAATCTTCATACGAAGATTGTGCTGGTGGATAACCGCTATGCGGCTCAAATTTTAAAGGAAATGAGGTCCTTTGGTGTGTGCGCACTTGGCATCTATATTTACATATTTGATATGGAATATACGTGTAAGTCCCTAGTAATGTCGCCTACATATATACAGATGATGTTCTTATATATAGTCTCAAGATGGTCACAAGCCCATAGAAAGACAGAGTGCACACACGTAGCGATAACTTCCCGTGAAATGAGCGAAGTCCGTCAATTAGCAGATGAGATTAGAATGCTAATAAAGTAAGAACCCCGTGTAACCATAATTATGAAAACCAGTGATCCCTGGGAATAACGTCCTTTTCCAGGGGGAGGCAATTAGTTTAATGATCGGGGGTTGTCTGATATGAAAAGAACGACCAGCCGACCCACACAATATGGAGACCTGTAAGATAGCGGATGATGAAGGATACTCGATGGTGGAACACCACTGCCTTAGGGTACGTAGCCCCTTCATACCATGCTTGAACAGTTTGTCGTTGCCATCCCTGTGTGAGGCAACTGCTGGTGTCGTTAAGTAAGATTCAGCAATGTTCTAGCCCATGTCTACTTTAAATAAATCAAAAAAAACAAAATCTCAACAAAAAAAAA